CTCCGTATGTATGGAGTGGAATGTCATTACATTCCTAGAAAATTTATGACAACTACAAAGGTGATTCGGGAAGTAATCGAATCAACCTTTGATGATGCCTATCCTTTAGAAGCATATGTTAAGTCTGATGCTTATGAAGGACAGGGTATTCTTTTATCTAAGTTTGGTGTAGAGCAGAAAGATGATTTAACTCTTATTATTTCTAGAGAAAGATGGGAGACATACATTGAACCTTTGATAAAGAATGAAAGTAATATTAAATTAGCAACTAGACCTAAAGGTGGAGATCTAATTTATTTCCCTCTTGATGATAGGTTGTATGAAATTAAGTTTGTTGAATATGCAGATCCTTTCTATCAATTGAAAGATCTTTATACTTATGAGTTGAGATGTGAAGTCTTCCGTTATGAGGATGAAACTATTGATACGGGTATCGATGCTATTGACGATAGCATGGAAGATGTTGGATACTCAGAGACCCTAAGTATGCTTGGCATAGGAACTACTGCCACTGCTACCGCCACATGGGTGATGGGTGGTTTACAGTTCATTGATTTATTAGATCAAGGTCAAGGATTTACCGCACCTCCTGTAGTTGCAATTTCTACAGTTGGTATTGCTACAGGATTGACTGCTACAGCAGTAGCACTTACTACTTCAAGAACTGGATTCGGTACTGCAGCATCTCTTGATTCTGTTTACTTTACTAATCCTGGTTATGGATATACAATTGCACCAACCATAGGGTTTGTTGGTGGTGGAGGAGCAGGGGCTGCTGCTACAGTAGGTATTGCCACCACTGGTGGTTGTGGGGTTGTAACTGTTACTGGAGGTGGTGGAGGATATGTTTCCGCACCAACAGTTACATTTAGTGCTCCTGTCACTGGTATCAATACTGCGGTGGGATATGCAGTAGTAAGTCTTGCTGGAACGATTAGTGCAATTAGAGTAACTAATACAGGTTATGGATATACCATTGCTCCTACTATAACTATTGCTGGTCCTTCTGGAGTTGGATCTGGGGAATATGTTTACAATGAACTTGTAGTTGGTAGTAGTTCTGGTGTACAAGCAAGAGTCAAAGAATGGAATACTAATACTAAGCAATTGAAGGTGTCGATTGCTACAGGAACCTTTACTTATGGGGAATCTATTACAGGTCAAGATTCAGGAGCAGTTTATACTTTACAAAGAACTGATACTGATCCAGCAACTGATACTTATGCTCAAAATGCTACAATTCAATCAGAAGCAGATGGTATTCTTGACTTTACTCAAAGGAATCCATTTGGAGAAGTCTAAATAATTATTATTAAGGGAAACTGTAATGTTTGGGTATTTCTATCATGAAATTCTGCGAAGAACAGTAATAGCGTTTGGTACGCTATTTAATGGCATCACTATTAAGCATACGGATGATAACGGTGCGACGGTAAGTGTGATGAAAGTTCCGCTTGCCTATGGACCTATTCAAAAGTTTTTAGCAAGAATTGAGCAGACTCCAGATCTCAATAAACCAACCTCCATAACATTACCGAGGATGTCTTTTGAGTTTACTGGTTTACAATATGATCCTTCTCGAAAAGTAACTCAGACCCAAACTTTTTTATCAAAAAAAGCTGATGATGGTTCTACCATCAAAAAAGTTTACATGCCAGTTCCTTATAATATGCAATTTCAATTAAGCGTTATGGCTAAATTGAATGATGACTGTTTACAGATTGTAGAACAGATATTACCTTATTTCCAACCATCATATAATGTTACTGTTAATCTTGTTGGTGAAATAAATGAACATAGAGATGTCCCTATTATTATGGACAACATTTCCTTTACTGATGATTATGAAGGAGATTTTTCAACAAGAAGAGCATTAATTTATACTCTTAATTTTACTGCTAAGACTTATCTATTCGGTCCTATTCCTGATCAAGGTACTGGTATTATCAAGAAGGCTACTCTTGATTATATGACTAATATGGATACTAAGACTCCACGTAGAGAACTTCGTTATTCTGTAACTCCACGTGCAATTCAAGATTATACTGGAACTGTGGCTACGTTCCTCAATGAGAATATTGATGCTACAGAAACACAACTTGAAGTTGGAGATGGTTCTGCTCTAAGTCATTGTGATTACATCACGATTGATGATGAGGAAATGTGGGTTAAATCTATTAATGGAAATAGTATTGTTGTTCAACGTGGTAAGGATAGTACTATTGCTACCTCCCATGTCAATGGTGCTGGAATCCATAAGATGACTGGTAAAGCAGAGGCTACATTACCACTTACAGGTGATAATGCAGGTATTGAAATGGGTGATGATTTTGGTTTCAATGAAACAACATCATTCTATCAAGACTTCAAGACTTATAGTAGTGCTCAGGGTGGAGATGTAGACGCATGAACTTCGAATCTTTAGAAAAAACTTTTGATGTTACGTCGGAAATTGTAGAACCATCTCATAAAGAGGTAGGTATTACAAAACCAGATGCACCTACTGAAATTCGTAAAGATTATGAATATACAAGAGGCAATCTTTATAGTATAATTGAAAAAGGTCAACAAGCAATTGATGGTATTTTGGATGTTGCTGAACAAAGTGATATGCCACGTGCTTATGAAGTAGCAGGTCAACTCATCAAGAGTGTTTCAGATGCTACTGATAAGTTGATGACTCTTCAACAAAAATTGAAAGATGTTGAAGAAGAAGTAAAAGGTCCAACTAATGTGACCAATAATGCTTTATTTGTTGGGTCTACTGCTGATTTGACAAAAATGCTAAAAGATGCTCAAAAGAAAGATGCCTGAGGAAAATAACCATTCCGAAAATAAAGATTTACCTTCTATTGAAGAGGTAACTGGGCAGTCTGACCTTCCCTCATTTAGCGAGGTATCAGGGCAGTCTGAACTTCCTTCAGTGGATGATTTTGTAGAAGAAGAAAAAATAGAAGAACAGATTCTTGATGATGCTGAAGGAAATGCTAAGATAGAAGTTGTTGATATAGTAAAGGCACCAGAATGGGGTGAACTGGTACGGATGGTTAATGATGTCCGTAAGGACATTCCAGAGATCCCAGAGATAAAGTATTATGATAAAGAACTTGAAGCAATTTGTGAAATAATTGATCAAGTTAAAGAAAGTATTCCTGTAGTTCCTGAAGTTAGATATTATGAAGAAGAACTTAAAGTTCTTGAAGAAACAATAGAGACTGTCAAGGAATCTATTCCCACTTTACCCAAATGGATTGAGGGAGTAAATGAGGTTCCTGATTTCAATTGGATAGGTAAGACATTCAATGTTATTGATGATAAGTTCAGGATAGTTAAAGATTCTCTTGAAACTGTTCAAGAGCAGATTTCAGTAGAACTAAGTAGTATTCATGAAAGAGCAGATGTTGAACAGTTTGAAACTAGAGCAGATTTCAAAACTATTCATGATAGAGTTGGAAATGTAAAGGAAGAGATTTATGATCAACTTAAAGAACAATCTCAAATAATTTGGAATCTCCAGAAGAAACTAAAGAATAATCAAAAAGAATTTGAAATTGTAATATCTGAAAGGGTAGAAGGTCTTGTAGGTGATCATAAAGATATTACAGAAGAAACAACAAAAAGATTAGAAAATCAATTTAAAGAATTTGGAAATAAACTTGATCAGGAATTAGAGAAATTAGAAACAAAGGTATCTAAAGTACCTAAACCTAAGTTCTACGAAGAAGAATTACAGGCAATCAAAAAAGAACTAAGGAATTTTAGTTCTTTACGTGATGTCGTAGAAGAGATAAAAGCTAAGCAAGGAGATGTAGCACAGTTATTAGAGGAAGGTCTTCTAAATGAACCTCCTGATGAAGAGCAATCTATTGGTCCTAAGAATGGACCTGATCCTCTTACACCATTAGATCAAAGGTTTGCTACTCTTAAAGATCTTTCAGAACATTATAGGATCTTTGTTAATAGGGTTCAGCAACAACTTTCCACTTTAGGTGGAGGTGGATCAGTATGGTTGAGAGAATTAGATGATGTTGGAATTGGTACTCAAATAAGTGGTGGTACTCTTGTTGATGGAGATGTTCTAACTTGGAATGCTACTCAAGAACTTTGGTTAGCTAAAGCAAGTCAAGGTGGTGGTGCTGGCGTTGCTGGTACGTGGACTGCTGGACCTACTGGGGTTAGTACTACTAAGAGTGTAGGTATAGGAACCACAGCTGCTGTTGCTGGAACTGAACTTTATGTTGCTGGTGATATTCATGCAACAGGAAATATTTCTGCTGCTGGAACTGTTACTTATGAGGATGTAACAAACTTAGATGTACTTGGACTTGGTACTTTTAGAAGTGATCTATTAGTTCAAGGAAATGCAAGAATAGTTGGTGTTCTAACTGCTGGTACT